ATCACCATCACCGTTGAAGTGCGTATACATTGCCGCCTGCCCACCGTCAGCAGGGACGTGGTTGCCCTCAATAGAGACCTCTCCGCCGTCGCGAATGCCCTGCAGGAACTCGCGGAACTTGCTGGGGCTGTCGTGGCTTGTAACTTCGATGGTGTCGGCAGTCAAGCCGATGCCACCTATATTCGTCAGTTCGCCAATGCCGACATTAGTGCCGACCTCGACATACTCAAGCACAGTTGAAAATGCAGCAGTCGCGTCACTCATGTGTCACTCTCCTCATACCATATCGTCACGTCAAATGTGACGTGGTAGATTGTTAAAGCTGTCTCATTGTCGATTAAATCTAATGCTGGCCCGCAGAATATGCGCTGCACCATTCCACCTGTATATGCGCTCAACTCTTTCCTCGCCAGCGCGCTCAAAGTCTTCGCCGCGTCATATGTCTCAGCGAATGCGCTTATCTGTATGCGCGCAGGCTCCAAGCCGTCCTCGCCATCGTGCGTATATTGCGGCGTCTTGGCGATAGTCTGGTAGCGAATAGCCGGCAGCGTCACACCATGCGGCAGATGCAGCGGGTACGTTCTCGCCACCACATTCTCACGCAGATAAGAGTTGAGCCACTGTTCGATCATCATATGCCGCTCAGCCCTTTCTTCAGGTGATATTTAATGATGCTGCGGAACTCAGACTTTTCTTCTTCGATGGTGGGCCGCAGGAAGGGCCGCGCCGCCATCTTATACGTCCCGAACTCGTGATAGACTGCGTATTCTACGTTGGTGCCTATTCTCACAGTGTCAACGCCGACACTGTGAGACATAGAGTTCATCAAGTTTCCGGTATCAACGATATTCAGACTACGGATTTTGACCTTCACCGCGCCTTCGCCGAATAGGCCCATTGCAGTCAGAGCGTTCGGTATACTCTCCTTCACTGCGCGCCGCGCTGCTTCCCATTTACCAGCCATCAGACACTCACCGCCTTGACGTCCACCTGCAAGCCCGAAGGCCCACGACGCACCGGCCCGACGACCTCATATGTCGAGACCGCCGCAACACCGAACCTATGTGTTATCTGTACCCTGTCCTGCATCTCGACCTCAGTGCCAATCGGGAGCCTGATTGTGGCATCAGTCACCAGGATAGTCATGTCGCCGTTCTGTATCTCGCGGCCGCCACGATTATTGAGCCCGCAGCTTATCGCATCGCCGTCCGTGTACGATGCGATAGGGTCGCCCAGGGTGCTGTCTGTGGAGGAGAATGTCTGAATGATGCAGGTATCCATCATCGCACTTTCCTGCGCCGACTGGAGGCTACTCAGTTCAGCAGTTTGCAACGCTCGCATCAGTCATCCTCCTCTGGCGCGTTCGCTACCCAGTCATCCTGGGTGTCGGCTATATCCATGTACTGTGTCGTCGTAGTCATCGCCCGCTTGCTGCGATAGTAGCCCGCCTGCGCCATCATGTGCTTGAATGCCTGCGAGCGGTTTAAGCTGGCGCCATCTGCGGAGTAGTCGTAGTCGGCGATATACTCGGTCGCCTTCTCTTCCCAGATGCGAGCAGCGGCGGCGTTAAGATCATATGTGGGAACCCACTCATCGTTGTCGTCTCGAGTTGGAGGCTCCGTAGTGGTATCCCATTCATACGGCTCTTCACCGCGCGCATCATTCAGCGGGTATGCTTCGATATACTCCGACAGCACACTATCGTAATATGTCGAGTTGCTGACCTCGCCAGTCATGCGCCTGAGCCTCATTATCTCGTCAGCCGTCGCTGCCACACTGGTTCAACTCCTACACTCTAATGTATTGGATGTACGCGTTGCCAACAAGGCCGGCACAGGTCGCAGAGGGAGTAATCGTGAGATACTCGTCACTTTCCCATTTCTGCAGGCCCTTTCCGAGAGTACCCTGGTTGTCTGCATCGCGACTGTCGAAAGTGCCAGCAGCAAGCGCCAGTGTGTCGAAGATGTCGCTGGCGCTGGTCGTGCCATCTGCGGCAATGCCACACTCAAGATTAGCCGCTCCGGTCGCGTCAGTCGTGATGTCGAGAATGACTGCCGTGACGAGTAGATCGACGCCTTCAGGATTAGCCAGGCTCAGCACGTCGCCGCCTGTGGTAGTGGTGCCTGCGGTCAGTGCGTATTTGTAGCATCCTTTGCCTTCACTCATCTCAGTTCAACTCCTTAGGTAGCAGCGCTGGCCTGTAAAAGCCCAGCATTGCCGCCCGCTGTAATTGTGCCACTGTCAAGATACATCAGACCACGGTCGTTAGTGTCCCAGTCGGTCGCGCCGACTGCACTGCAGCCCTTCATGATGATACGGTGCGTCGCAGAACCCATATCAGCAGGAATGGTGAACGCCTCTGTCATGGTCGTCACAGACGAGTCGTTGATGAACAGACAGTCGCGGAAAATCAGATACCGGTCGAAGCCGGAACTGTCTGCAATCTCAACGAATTTCGCGCCAGCGTGACCTGCATACATCGTGAAGTTGCACGTGTCGAACGTGCAGCGACGCGTCTCCGTGTCCACAATGACACCAGCCATGCCAGTTGCAGCGGCGACAGTGTCAACGCCAATTGTACAACCACGGAATAGGCACTCTTCAGCACCTGCCAGTTTCAGCGACGCGCCGCCGTCGATGGCCTGTGTCGCGTGGCCGCCTCCGGCGAAGTGGACGTTTTCAAAATAATTCCGTCCACCAGTCACCTGAACGTTGATGAGACTGGTAGCATCTGCGACACCTTGCATAATGTAGAAGTCCTTGAAAATGCAGCCGCTGCCAGTGATATTGATCAGCGGCGAGGCGCCTGTCAAAGTTGACAACTGAAAAATACGCGACCGCTGCCCTACATTCGTCGGCGCGCACATACCGACTAAGTGAGTGTAGCTCTTGGCCCAGGTCAGTGCTGCGCTGAGCGTGATGCCAGTCGCATTGCCGATGAGCGCTACTACATCATTCTGTCCATCGGTACACGCTGCATACGCAGCGGTAATGGTCTTCATCGGCTTTTTGGGCGATGTGCCCTTGTAGTCGTCGTCCCCGCTAACAGGGTCGACGTAGTACACGTTCGAGTATGGCCCCACTGGGAGGCCAAGCTCGAATGTATCAGTTGTGCGTGGGAAAAGTCCCATAGCTAATTACCTCCTTAGGCTGTCAGTACGCAGAACGGGCTACGACTTGCGGCAGTCTCTTCCATTCGGTTAATCGGGTTCGGCAGTGCGAAACCAAGCCGCATAACAGCACGGATGGCTACCATATCATTCTGCGCAAGATTGTAGATGATATTTCCTGACGCGTCCTGAATGACTGCCTGGTCGAGGATTTTGAATGTCATATCTTGGCGCATGGCATAGACCAGTTTCGTCCAGTCTCCGCTGATCATCAGACCAGATGCACTTGCAATTGAGCCATCATTCGGCACATACGACGGCACACCGTTCAGCACATACGAGGCCGCGCCCTTCGGGTCAGGATTAAATAGCGGAACGCCGTCAATGGTGCGACAATTGCGCAGCCGTGCCAGCATCGATGGATGCAGCACGTTACCGTTCGGCATGAAACCTTCACTCTCAAGCAGCGCATATACTCCGTCTGCGCCGCCGTCGGTTTTCTCGCCGAAGACCGCCTCATATACGTCGGTGCAAGCGGCAATTGATACTGTGTTACCTGCTGCCGTAGCGTGTGCCACGATGCCAGCCGCGCCAAGGTTGGTTGTCCAGCTTGCGGGAATGTTCGTGCCATAGAGAACAGCTTTGTTGATAGCGACGTTGAACGCCTCGACAAGCTGGGACTGCACTGCGCCCCATATGTCATAATTGACATCATCAAGGACAGCTTCAGGAATTGGCACGATGGCCGCGACTTCCTCAGCATCCACGTATTTGCTTTCCCACGAGGCCTCCGTGGTCTGCTTCAGTGAGTTGTCGCCTGAGACGAAGTTCGCTGCTGCGAGGCCAGACATTACCGGCATGCGCACCTGCGCTGTCGCCATATCAGGCAAGCGCTTCGCCATATTGAAGAGCCAGCTGCTTTCTGTAATATCTCTGATAATCTCCGCCGCATTTTCCTGCGGAATAAGCGCCGCTGCATCTGTGCGACTGATTATGCTATTGTAGGCCATTATTTATTTCACGCTCCTAATATCTGCCAGACGCCCTGCGGATCGCGTCATTCGCCTCTGCATTCTTGCCGCCTGGCGCTGGCTGTGTAATTGTTCCTGCTCCTGCGTTGCCTGCTGCCGGTGCTGGTTTGCCGAATAGCGCCGGATGTGCCTCTTGCAACTTGGCAAAATCAACGCGCCCGAAGCGGTCAAACATCTCGTCTTCCCGCGCTGCGATGTATGCCAATTTCATGTCTGAAACTCCAGCCTTGCCAGCCGCGTCTGCAAAATCAGCTCGCCTCTCGGCATCTGCCAACTTATCGGCCACTGCTGTCAACTGCGCCTGAGCCTCACTGCCCTTCTCGGCCTTCTCGGCCAGATCGCGGGCCTGCTTCTCAAAGTCCTTGCGGCTCTCCCGCTCAGATGTGAGTGCAGATGTAAGCCCCGAAGTGTGCTGCTCCAGTCCAGCCTTCACTTCGTCAGGCTGTGCTGCAAGCCACGTCTCATACTCGAAGACCGCAGGCGTCTCGCCCGTGGTTGTCTCCGGTGCTGCATTCTCTTCTGGTGTAGGCATCTCGCCACACTCCTCGTTAGGGCATCTCGCCCCAATGTTTACGCTGCTGTAAGCTGTGAAACTGGCGTGGGCACCCAGGCCCCGCCCCATACCTCATCTTCAATGTGCATCTTCATATCCTGCAGGGCAATCTGCCCGTCCTGCCACAATGTATACCGCGTCGGCCCCATCATGCGAAGCTGCGTCGCACTGTCCTGCTCAGTCAGCCATGTCTCGCCGCTCTTCCATGTTAATTCGCGGGCACCTTCGATGATAGGAATTATATTACAGCGGCCTTGCGGATGATCCTCAAACGCACTCTCTACATCGTATATCTCGCCGTCGGCCATCAGACAGCCCAGGCAGGTCCGGTCGCTCAGCGTTGCCATTCGTTTATACCGCGCAACCAGACCACTCTCCTGATATTGCGACCGGCTGACCTCACGATATATCCGCATCTGCTCTGTTCGCGCTATCCGCAAAGCATTCTCGAGAGACACTTTAGTGCCGCGAACAATCGCCGCTGCCGTCACTCGTGGATTAAGCCCCTGCGCTGTCGAAGTGATGATCTCGCGGCTCATTGCGTCAACTGCTTTGCCATATGAGCCTTGCAGGTGCGCATGTATCGTAGTCCCGTCCGCCATATGCCCAACGCTGGCCTCCACGGCCTCTGTGTTGAGCAGCGCGAAGTCAGGGCCAGTAGGCCCCAATGATGTCTTAATCGTTGATACAGCCTCTTCCTGAGCCAGCCAAGCGTATTCGCTTTGCTTTTCAGTGATAGTCGAAGCCGCGTCATTGCTGAAACGGTTTATCTGCGTCTTCATCTGCGCCACCAGCCGCTGATAACGCTCCATTCGATAGAGCTTCGACGGGCTGAATGTCTCACCAGCCGCCTCCAGCCGAGCTATCTGCTCGGCAAGTGCAAGCTGCTGGCCCTCCAGCGCAGCCTCGACGGTGCGCCACTGCTTCGCCATCTGCAGCATCTCGGCAGCTTCATCACGCGCAAGCGCCGCCTTATTCGCCCGAATGGCTGTCACTATCTCTGGCACCGAAGTAATTTCTCCTCTTCGACACAACTTTTTGTGTTGCCGTAGTCGTCAACCAGCTTATACTCAGAACTATATTCAAGCGCGCCCGTATCATCATTCAACCATGTGGCAGTCTCGATGCTGACTACGTAATACCATAGTTTGTTGAAAATCACGCGCGTACCAGGCGGATACTTGAACATCATTTGGCCCCCTTAACTACCATCAAACTCCCTCATCGCATTAGTCAGCGCCGTCCCTAACTCTGTCTGCCGTGCCGCCGCCTCTGCGACCTTAGCCTCTTCGACCTGCGCGACCTCAGCAGCAGTCATGCCCTCCATCTTCAATGCACTGCTCAGAGGAATACCGCTCGCCACCCGTATCTGCGTAATCTCTGCCGCTGTCCGTGGCTGCACCGTTGCAGGCTCCTGCCAGTCTGTCACAAGCTGCTTCGGCTCTGCAGCGACGCCCGCGATCTTCAGCAGGAAGGCCGCCAGCCGCTGCCATGTCGGACTGAATGCGTCGATGCGGTCTTTGCATTTCTTATTCAGCGGGGCCTCCATCGCGATCAGTGCCTCACCGCTCAGGTTGCTGCTACCATCGTTCAGCAGATAGTGCCTCGGCGTATGCGTCAACGTGCAGATAGTCTCGGCCAAATTCGCCTTGACCTGCAAGTACCCGCCCATATCAGCTGCGGGGAACTGCCCAACACTCGTTGACTGTACGCTGCCCGCATCGCCATTTATCGCCGCCGCAAGCTGCCAGATTTTGCCTGGCCGGTTTTTGATCGTCGCATCCATGTTCTCTGCGTTGCTGATAATGTACCGCTGTGGAAAGGCGTTGAACTCACTGCATACGAATAAATCAGTAAGCTCTTTGTTCAACCCATCCTGCAACGCCAGTACATCATTCAAGTCACTCTTTATCACACGCCGCTGTACCCGATAGTGAAAGACCGGTATTTCGCCATACGGATTAGGTGCAGTCGGCGGCTCCATTGGATGCAGTGACCGCTCAGTACTGCACTGCTCCGCTGGCCGCGTTGACATGTAATACTCCAGATGGTCCGGATAGTACATAGTCATACGCATATAGCCGTCGTCGTCCACCCAGCGCTTCGCTGCCCAGAGCTTCCTCTGTGGATGCTCGCTGTCGTACTGGATATGACAGAGCCGAGGATCATTGCAGTATGCTTCTGGCTGCCCGTTCTCATCTGGCCAAGCTATGATGTACGACTCGCCTGCGACCAATGCACTCTCATGCACGTCGCGGCTCAATAGATTAAAATCCTGGTAATCCCATATATGTTTCAGTGTGTTGGTAGTTGTCTCGTCCTCAGAGGTGATGCCGTTGAGGACAAGTCTGTCGAGGGTGCTCGTAATAACGAAGCCGCACCAATTTTCATTCAGCTTGAAACCGTCGCGGCCAAACTGGTTCTTCATCGCCTGCGACGCGAAGATCAACGGCTGTGTGCCGTCGTAATATGCAAAGTCTTTCGTATATCGCGGAGCCTTCGCTTCCAGCATATCATAAGCCCGCTTAAGGTCATTCATCCATCCCAGCTCCTCATGATTT